TAGTTTGGTCCTCACCTCTTCTTAAGTAATCCAATGGAACTTCTTTTGCAACTCTTTTAACAGAATCTGCAGAATCATACCTAGTTACAATAATTACTTTATATTCAGAAGAATCTTCTAAGCTACTACTATCATCTAACTCAGAATGTCTCCACAGCTCAGAATCATTAGGAATCATATCAGCTACATAATTAAATCCTGAGCAGATTAAATCTTTATACCCATCAACAGTAGTTACGTCTTCACCTACTAAATCCTGTATTCTAGTAATTACATCTTTACTTGCCGCCATCTACCTTTTTTTCCTCTTTAGGTTTATCTTCTTCTTTTAATTGTTCTAATACTTCTATTGCACCTAAGTACTTTAGTTTAAGTTCTTGTGTTTGCATAAGAGCATCATGTAGTTCTTTTTCCTTAGTAGCTACTGCCGTCAGTTCTTTCTTCATTACTTCTAACTTCTCTTCTATCATACTATCTCCCTACTAACTTAAGTATTCTACATGAAGCACAAAATTTAAACTATCAGCTGCATATGTTGCAGTCCCACCTAAGCAAGTGGCAGTAAGATATACACTAGTTGAATCCGACGATGCTTGAAGTATTGTTGGATTAAATGTTGCTGGTCTTGCCTGGTCAGTATTATGGACTTGGCTTACCTTTACATTATCCAATGACGCAGAATCAGATTGGTCTGTGTCTATATAATACATAGCAAGGAGATTCCCAGCAACAAAATTATCATTTGATATATCAGCTGTCGCATTTATAGTCCCTAGAGATGTACTTTTTTCAAATAAAAAAATCTCATAATCTTGAGCTTGTTTTTCCTTATCTATCATAAACATATTTTTCAATAAAGATATCCCACCTTTAGTGCGTACTGCTTTTGGAATTTCAACAGGGTCAAAAAGAACATCTCCAATGTCATATTGAACCGTGTTGGTAGTTGCTTGTACTCTGATAATAGCACCTTTATTTAAACCACCATCAGAAGTAGTAGTGACCGAAGCACCTGCATGCGTTATCGTTAAATCACTCATTTTTTCTCCATTTAAAAAGTTATGTTAGGGGGCCATAAAGACCCCCCAACGATTACATTATTATGATGGGTCAGCACCTACACCGCCAATACTAAAGCCTAAATCAGACTTTTTGCCTTCTATTAAGCATTTACTTTCTATAGTGGTATCACCACCATAAGAAGAAGCTGTAATAGTAACAGCAGGTCTAATACCTTTAGCATCAGGAGGAAAAGGTAAGTCTTCCATAGTATTATCACCAATAGCAACAGCTTCATATTCTAAGTCTGTCCATGTTTTGGTTCCTATACCGCTAGAAGAACTTGGGTCTACACCAACACCACCAACTGATATAGGAGTATCATCAAGAGTATACTGCCATTTTGCAACAGCACCAGTCTCTTCATTAACCTCTCCTAAAACTACAGCACTTCCTACAACGCTTATTTCATCGCCATAGTAAGTACCATCTGAATCAACAACAGTAATGTTATTTGTTACCTCTGTCCAACCACCTACTTTTGCGTATGTTAATGCCATAGTCTACCTCCTTTAGCTAAACTTCAATACAGCGTGAGTTTCAGGAAGACTAATTTCTAAGCCAGCTTCAGTCAGAACCATATCTTGTCTGCCATCAATGCCATTGCCTTGAACATTAGTTTCAATGAAAGTGTCTCGACTAACACCATTACCCACCAGTGGTCTATAAGCTACATTTTTCATGTCTACAGCGCAACAATAATCCTCCCAAGGTCCTCTTAATAGAGGGTCAGCAACAAAATGTAAATTACCAAATATAGTATTTACCATTGTTACCTGGTGTCCAAATGCGCCCTTAATACTTTGCACATCTAGATTATATTGTGAACTACCTACTGTGTTATTAAGAAATGAACCAGCACCAAGTTTATTAAGGTAAGTAATAACTTTTCTTGAAGCAAGAACAAGCTTATTCCCAGAATTTCCACCTTCAGGCGCAAAGAAATCTTCCATTGCGTCTAAGAAAGCATCGTATCCAGAAGAAGCATAAGTCATGTTATACACCTTACCATTTGCTTCTGTGTAAGGTACAATACCATGAGTATATCTAGTAGTTGTTGCTCCAGCGGTAGCATTCCCTAATCCAAACAAGAATGCTTGCTCTAAGTCCATTTTATGCTCCATAAGCTTATCTGTCCAGATTCTTTGGAACTCGTTTTTCTTCCCTCTAAACTCAGTTGCAAGAGCAGTTCCAGAAAAGATGTTCATTCCAGTTTTGAAAATTTGGCAATAGCCTTCGCTATCACTCATTAAATCTTCCCAACCAGGAGGAGCATCAGTTCCTTCAGCCCATGCTGAGCCAATTACTTGTCCCTTAGCACCAGCAGATATATCATCATTGCTCGCTATAGCATCAATAGCTGTCATCTTAGCTGCTGCAATAGTAACTTGACCATCAGTACCATCAGTACCCGCAAAAGTTAATCCAGAACCTGATACAGCATCTTCTGCTATTTTAATTCGCTTAACCCCTTGGTCAAACTGAATTGCCAAAACTAAGCCACCTACAATAAATTCAGGCCTACAATCAGCTTGTATTTTACCCTTACTATTATAGGGTGCTGCTATAACAATATTCTCAGATAACGCTGCACCAGCAGATGCTGCTGTCATATTAGTATTTGCCTCACAGACAAAATTTCGTCTCTGATATTGATGTCTCTGTTCTAAAAACTTAAAAACAGGGTCGTTAGTTGGTTTCTTTGATACTTTATTTAAATACACGAAGAAAGGACTTTGCTGAGGAGCAAGTTCGGCAACCCTATCACCAAAATCAAACTTTCTACGAGTATTGTCTAAGTCTACACCTGAACCAGCAGTATTTGCACTTATACTTGTGAAATTTGCCATTGTGTCTCCTTTACTCTAATTAACCCTCTCTCAGCTGTCGTGAGACCTTCGAGTAGGGTTGGTTACCACGGATTTTTACTATTAAAATCCGCTATCATATTATCCATAATCGAGTCCGCATCACTTTTTGCTTCATTGCCACCACCTTGACCTGTCTGAACACCCATCGGAGATGGTATTTGCTGAGCTCTTTGAGTTTGTTGAAACTCAGGACTTGGTCCAGCATTTGTGTTCTGAGCAGGTTGGCCTTGGCCTTTCTGCAATCGGTATAATTGAACTAGATTGTCTAATGATAATGAATTAGGGTCAGACATTTGCTGAATAAACTCTTGAGCTTCATTTGACTCAAATCCATAATGACCTGTCAGATGCTCAGAAACACCACGCAATTGCTCTTGTTCAGCTTGATATGCTTGTTGTCTCTGAATATTAGCCTGTCTTTCTTTCTCTTGAGCTTCAAACTTCTCCTGCATTAAAGAAACATTATATTCATTCTTTAAGCTATTATATTCAGTTATATCATCTCTCCATTCTTCATAATCATCTAAATACCTTGCACTTTCACTAGAAGGGTCAGCATACGCTTCTTCTCTAGAAAAGCTTCTAGGTTTTTTGGGCTTCGCTGGAGGTTCAGGAAATCTTTCCACTTGTTGCTCTTGAACAGGTTGCTGTTGAGTTTGAGCCGCTTGCATTTGCTGCATCTGCTCATATTGCTGTTTTTGCTGAGCTAGTTCGTTTTGAGCTTTAGCAGCTTGCGACTGCCAATATTCAAACCTTTTCTCATCATTTTTAGCAGAATACTCTTGAGCTTGTTCCTGTATTGGAGCTTGTGTTGGTTGAGATGTTCCCTCTTCAGGGGAAGTCTCTTCCGTCGTTGGTGTTTCTGCTTCCTGGCTACCAAAGAATGCCTCCTCAACTGACGTCTGATTACTGCTAGAGTCCTCTGTAGGCCAAGGTCCTTCAAATGCAGTATTTGCATCATTAGGATTGGCACTCTGAGGAGTATCTACGTTATTGTCTGTCATTTCTTTTTACTCTCTTTCGGTTTGCTCTCCTTGCCGCCAGGAGAGGTTGAAACCTGGGTTTTTATTGAATCAGCGACATCTCGCTTGATTACGGCTAAATTATCGTCAAGACGTTTTTCATATACGGTACCTGCAGCCTTTGCCTTATTACTAACCTGGTCAAGTTCGTTTTTAAACTTCTCAACTTCAATTCTTTTTCTAAGATTTACAGCCTCTCTATCTCTGGTTTGTAAATCTCCTTTTAATTTCTTAATCTCATTCATAGATTGTTGCACTTGAGACCTTAATTGAGATATTTCATCTGTTCTTTCTAGTACACCTTCCATATCCCAAACTTCTGTCTTCTTAAGAACTTCATTTCTATCAATGATTCCTTTGCTATATGCATCCATGTGAAACTCAAGCTCAGCATATCTATTAGAAGGTAATGTACTACCTGCTAAGTAAATTACATCATATTTTCCAATTGTAATATCATTAAATACACTAATTTCACCTGTTTTATCGTCTACAAGCTTTTTATTTATAACAAATTCATTTAAAGAGTTATTAGGTTGTATGACTCTAAATAC